GCAAAACTCAGTAGGTATTTCTTCAAATGGTAGTGTAAATTTAGAATCTACTAGTGAAATGAATTTAGCTAGTAAATTAGTAAGATTAGGAGGAGTAAAAGCAAACCAATCAGTTTTAAGAGGTGATGAAACTGTAGCATATTTAAAAATATTAATTACCGAATTACAAAATTTATCTGAAGCTTTAAAAGTAGTTCAAGACTGGCCTAGTGGTGCTCCGGTACCAAATCCTGTTTTATTAACAGCCGCCAACTCAGCAGTAGAGGTTTTTGAAAATGTTTATAATGAAATTGATAGTGTTAAATCTAAAACTGTTAAAACATTATGATCTATTCTATAAAAGGAACAGTTGTAAATGGACAATCACAAGATCCAATAAAAGGAGCAAAAATATCTGTTTCTCCTATTAAATTTGTTCATACCGATACTAATGGAGATTTTACTATTTCTGGAAATGTTCCTGAGAGTGGTAGTTTATCTTTAACTATAAAATCTACTGGATATCAATTTATCACCCAATCCCCATATAAAGGAGATAATACTTTAAAAAGTGATATAGGTGTAATTCAATTACAACCTATTATTTCAAATTTAGCAGAAGATAAAATTAAATCTTCTCAACTTAGTAGAGCTCAAATTAAAGAATTATCTAAAGGTAAAAAAAATCTTTCATATTACGCTGAGGAAAAATTATCCAATCAAGTTAATACTTTAAAAAATACCCTTATCCCTGCAGTTTTAACTATGGCTGCTAGTTTTGGCGTTACACAACTTGGAAAGTATACTAAAGACCAATTACCTAAAATATTAGAACAAGCCTCTTGTCCTACACAAGCAGAATTAACTAGTTTAATTAATCGAAAAAATAAATTGGTTAAACAATTAAGTAATAGTCTAAAACTTATTAATGCTACTACTAAGACCTTAGGTGTTACTGAATTTCTTATAATTCCTCTTCAAGCCCTTCTAACAATTGCTGATACTAATCCCCCAATTACTAATCCAATCCCCTCGGGAGTTTCAAAAAGATTAGATAAAACTATTGCTACTTTATCATCAGTTAATGCTGGAGTATTAGCTATATTAATTATACTAAGACAAGTTTTAATTCAAGCAATTGATTTACTTAATTTACTTGATTCACTTGTACAAAAATGTTATCCTGATGCTGATCAAGAAAGCGTAGCTTTAGAATTGACTGCATTAACAAATCAACAATCTACCCAAACATCTCCTGTAGTTACAAACGTAAACGGATTTGAAATGGGTGTTATAACAGAAGTAACGGATAATTCATTAAAACGTAGACGAGCCATAGCCAGAAATAAACAAGGTGTAGTAATGTTGCAAGGAGAATTGTCATTTAGCTCCATTGATCAGATATTAATAGATGAGCTTGTATTCTATATTCAACAAAATAATTTAAAAGCAGATTAACCCTATATTTATAACCATATGAAAAGTACAGATTTTAAAAAAATTATTAAAGAAGCCGTAAGAGAGGCAATTCAAGAAGAATTGAAGGATATTTTATTGGAAGCAGTAAGATCACCTAAACAAGTGGTTAGAGAATCATATACTCCACCTGCTCAACCCGCTCAACCCGCTTATGCTCCTCCATCAATAGACTTTAGATCAAAATATGCTGAAGTATTAGGTGAAACAGCTATGAGCTTTACTTCACAAGACGCACAACCCGCATTCAAACCACAAGGTGACCCTGTAAATGGAAATTTAGGATCAGGTGAATTAGGTATGGATCAAATTATGGGACTTTTAAACACTAAATAATGCCATTTAATCCGCAGAGAATAAACCCGGTTGATTTAAATCCCAACGTTGCTGTTGGGGTGAATCTTCCGTTTAGTGGGCCTGCGGTGTTTACTTCTAATTATACTACTGCTCAAGCAATAAAAAATAATCTTATAAACTATTTCTTAACCAACCCAGGAGAACTTCCTTTAAACCCAACATTTGGTGGTGGTTTAAGAGCGTTTATATTTGAACAAATAGCTGAAGGTACATTAATTGGGTTAGAACAAAATATTAGTTCAAATATTGAAAATGTATTCCCTATGATCATTATCGATTCACTTGAAATACTTAGAAACGATGATTACAATACACTTACGGTTATGTTAAAATATTCAATCGCTAACTCAAATGTTAACGAAACTTTAAATTTTGAATTTTAAAAATGGCTACAACAAATAGAGATATAAGATACATTAATCGTGATTTTTCTGAGTTTAGATCACGTTTAATTGAATATGCTAGAACATATTTCCCTCAAACATATACTGATTTTTCTCCTACCTCACCAGGGATGATGTTTATGGAACAATCCGCTTATGTTGGAGATGTTCTTTCATTCTATTTGGATAACCAATTTCAAGAAACATTTACCCAATATGCTCAACAAACAAATAATGTATTTGAATTAGCATATATGTTTGGTTATAAACCAAAAACAACAGGAGCGGCCCAAACCGTAGTTGATTTTTACCAACAATTACCCTCTAAACTCTCCTCATCTGTCTACATTCCAGATTATGATTATGCTTTAACCATTGGTGAAAATACAACTGTAACTTCCCAAAATGGATCTTCATTCTTGATTCAAGATAAAATAGACTTCTCAGTTTCAAGTTCACAAGACCTAACCGAAGTTTCCGTTTACCAAATTTCAGGTAATGCACCACAATATTTTTTATTAAAAAAAAGTAGAAAAGCAATATCATCAACAATTAACACAACTACCTTCACTTTTGGAGTTCCACAACAATATCAAACCGTTAATCTTAATAACAATAATATCATTAAGATTTTAGATATTACTGATTCTGATGGGAATAAATGGTATGAAGTAGATCATTTAGGTCAAGAAATGGTATTAGATACTGTTAAGAACACTAATGTCAATGATCCAAATGCAAATGGTGATACACCTTATCTACTTAAACTTAAAAAAGTAGCTCGACGTTTTGCAACTCGTTTTACATCTCTTACAAATCTTCAAATCCAATTTGGGGTTGGATCCCCAAATACAACCACTGAAGAAATTACCCCCAACCCAGATAATGTTGGAATTGGTTTACCATTTGAAAAAGATAAACTTACAACAGCATATTCTCCTGTAAACTTTTTATATACAGGAACATATGGTATTTCACCTTCAAATACTACTTTAACAGTAAGATATTTAACTGGTGGAGGTGTAGGATCAAATATTGCTGCTAATACATTAACTAGTATAAACAAATCAAATTGTTCTTTTAATAATATTAATCTTAATACTGTTACTGCTAATTATATATTTGCATCATTAGCATCCAATAACCTAGATGCTGCTTCTGGAGGTAGAGGTGGAGATACGTTAGAAGAAATTAGACAAAATACTCTAGCAATAGCAGCTTCCCAACAACGTTCAGTTACAGCAGAAGATTATTTAATTAGAGCTTTAAGTATGCCTTCGGATTATGGTGTAGTTTCTAAAGCATATATTGAACAACCTAAACTTACAGATCAACAAGTTTCAACTATTGAAACATTGAATTTATATGTTTTATCTTTAAACGCTTCCGGTGAATTAGATTATGCTACTAGCACATTAAAAAATAATTTAAGAACATATCTATCCCAATATAGAATGATTGGTGATAATATTGAAATACGAGATGCTTATGTTATTAATATTGGAGTTGATTTTGAAATCATAGTACTCCCGGAGTATAATAACAATGAAGTATTATTAGCATGTATTGCTGCTTTACAAACATATTTTAATACCAATAATTGGCAGTTAAACCAACCAATTTTCTTAAGAGATTTATATATCTTACTTGATAAAATTAAAGGTGTTCAAACCGTTAAAAATATTTCTATATCAAATAAAGCAGGAACAACTTCAGGATATTCTCAATATGCTTATGATATAACTGGAGCAACACAATCCAATGTTATTTATCCTTCATTGGATCCTAGTATTTTTGAAGTAAAATACCCTAACTTAGATATCAAAGGTAAAGTAGTTCCTTTATAATGCCATATTTATAATAAAATATATAATGGCTATATATAAACTATTCCCTTCCCAAGACGCTACTTTATATACATCTTACCCAACTATGAATACGGGATTAGATGCTATTTTAGAAGTATCTAATAAAATTGATCTTGACGGGTTACCTACTGTAGCTCGATACCTTATTCAATTTGATAATACTGAAATTATAGATGTTATAAGTAATAAGATTAGTGGTAGCTCATATGACATATACCTTAAAAACTTTATAGCTGAAGCCCAAGGTATTAACCAAAACACAACTTTAGAATTACGTACCGTAGCTCAATCATGGAATAATGGTACTGGATATGCTTTAGATAATCCAATAGTTGAAGATGGATCTTCTTGGGCATATGCTTCATATTCCGGCTCAAACCCATGGCTTCCTAGTGGAAGTACAGTAGGTGGATATTATACAAGCTCATTTAGTTCAGCATATTCTACTCAAGGAGGAGGTAATTTTTTTACATCTTCTAATTACTTAGTAACTGCATCATTTGGTTTACGTTCAACTAAAGATATTGAACTGAATGTTAAAACTATAGTTAATGCTTGGTCTAGCTCAGCAATTATCAACAATGGATTTTTAGTTAAACTTTCGGGTTCATATGAATTTAATCTAAGTGAATATGTTCAACCTACCTTCAAATACTATAGTGTTGATACAAATACAATATATCCACCAACTTTAGAATTTAGATGGAGAGATTATACTACAGTACTAACAGGATCAGCTACCGCAAGTTTAGTAAATACAGTAGATCTAAAAATGTCTTTAGCTGAAAACCCAGGTGAATTTTTCCCAGAAAGTGTAAATAAATTTTATATAAATGTAAGTCCTTTATATCCAACAAGAACTTATCAAACGGCTTCATTATTTACAAATTTAAATTATTTACCAACTAGTTCATATTATGCCATAAAAGACTTGGCTACCAACGAATTTGTTGTTAACTTCGATACATTATATACTCAAATTAGTTCTGATACCAATGGTAACTATTTTACAGTTTACATGAGCGGTTTAGAACCTGAAAGGTATTATAAAGTTTTAATTAAAACTATTATTGGTGGTTCAACAATTATATTTGATGATAACTACTATTTTAAAGTTATTAACGGATGAGTGAAAATGTAAAATTTCAAAAACAAGTATATGATAAAAATCAATATACTAAAGTAATTGATACATCCTTTAAACAATTAGGGGTTCCAACAATTCAAGAACGAATTGCTGTTCAACCAAATACTAATGAGTTTTTTGCAATGTATAATGATTTATTTTACGACATACCCGAATTAGGTGAAACTAATTCACATGAATATTTAATTAAAACAAGTAGTGAATACATTGGTTTTGAAGCTAATCAAGAAGAAATT